CCCCATAACATCTGAGCAAGCACCCTGACTTCTTCCTCCGTCCACAGCGGGACAGGTTCGGGTGTCGGCTCAGAGGTTATGATGGGAGAAGGAGTAGGGTTCATCACGGGAGTAACTACGGGGGGGGTAAATTGCGTTTCGGGATATTCCTCAGCGGTGCGAAAGGCACAGGAAGCGGAACACAACAGACAAGCCGTGAGTACGGCAACGATGATCTTACGCATTGTTTTCCTCCTGTTCCTCTTTGTACCATGCTTCCACATCGACTCCGATCTTCAAGAGCCGCTGTCGGCACAGCCAACCACCGTCTTCGGGGGTCATTTCATAATGTTCTCTCAGTTTCTTGTGTTCGGCATAAAAGAGCTTCCAAGCCTTTTTCAGCCGTTTCTTGCCGAAGCCGAAGTGAACATGGAGCATTTCGAGAATGGCTGAGTCGTTGTCCATCTGAAATTGAAGATCGTTCTCCAAAATCTGCTGATTGATAGCTTCATTCAGCACCTTTTGCTCGGCTTTATTGAGCTGAACGCCGAAGGGCTTGCTCCCCACTCTCTTGAAATTCATCAGCCCACCTCAATGTCCTCGAAGAACACGGGGTAATTCGCCAGAAACAGAGCGTGAGCCATCTTAGCAACTACCCTCATGTCGGGGTGAGCGGCGGGAGAATTCCGCAGACGGATAAAGTGTCGCCATTCTCGAATGTCGGCGGTCATAACCACCTCAGTCTTCAAGCTGTTGGGGAGAACGGAACGAGCTTCCTGCGGCGTACAGCCGATGGTCAGAAGATCGAAGTAGGCCAGCTCTGCTCTCAGGCAAGCCTTTTTCCACACCTCATAGGGCTGCTCTCCGTCCTTTGTCCAAGAGGGAGCAATGACAGTGATCTCACCGCCGAAGCCGTCCTTGGAGTAATTGCAGTAGCGGGTAGACTCCTGACAGTAAGCCGCCAGACGGTGACGGACGATCTCATGGCTCACACCACGGTCACAGGTGAAGCGCAGAGTCAAAGAGCCATGCTCAATGACGGCTTCGTGACCACGCTTGATAATGCCACGGATAAACTTCTCTGCGCTGCCCTCGGTGATCTTGTCCTCGGACTTATAACAGGTGCGTCCGGCCTGTTCGATAGTAGAGAGAAGGGACGCATAGGAGGGAGCATTGATAAGCTCCACCTTGGGTTCAATGATCTTCATGGTTATACTCCTTCCACATGACTTGCCAGCATATCGGCTTGGTGTGTCCACAGAACATTAGGGTAAATGTGGATTGCGCCGGTGTAGTCATTCCATTCTTCTTTCGGGGTGAACGCTCCCATGTGGTAGCGAATACAGGCGATTTCTTCCTCGGTCAGAGCGTAGAACTGCGACAGCAGCATAACGGACTTCTCCCCGTGACCTTTCAGCAGGGTATGAGGGTTATATTCCCATGCCGTAGGATTGGCAATGAGATCACCGCCGAGGGTTTCAGCAACGACAGGGTGTCGGTACTGGTCAATTTTGCAAAGGTCATGAAAGATACCTACGATGTAGGGAGAACGCTCTTTGCGCCAGATCAGTCCACAGCTCTTGCTCAGGCTGACAAGGTGACGGGCAACAGAGAGAGAATGGTCGAACAAACCGCCCTCGTAGGCACCGTGGTACTTGGTTGAAGCAGGGGCATTAAAGAAGCCGCTGGTAATCAACCAGTCCAGAGCGTCCACCGTGACCAATGGTGCGCCGTCATCGGTCTTCATGAATTCCAGAAAGGTGTCAATGCGTTTATCACTCATGATCGGCACCTCCCTCGTATTCAGGCCGGTGAACGCTTCTCTCACTATCAAAGCCATCGGGGTACCGCTTTTTCAGCTTATCGACATTGTGCTGTGCCACAGCTTCGAGGGTCACGCCAAGGCCGGTTGCGGTCTGTGCCACATACCACAGCACATCTCCAAGCTCGTCAAGCAGTTTGGTAGGGTCGAATTCATGACCCTGAAACTCGACCTTTTTCAGAATGTCGATACACTCACCGGCTTCACCATTCAGGCCATAACAGCCGTTGCGAATTTTGTCCCAAGGGGACAGGTCGCCGGAAGTGCGGTCAGCCGCAACCTGATACTCATTCAGCGTCATGCTCGGCAACCTCCATTTCCAGCACCGTCATGATTGCGTAATTGGCAAGATCAATCAGGGTGTCACGGATAGACTCGTCATTGACCTTCTGCTCACCATTGCGGGAGAGGGTCTTGAACCGATTGAACTTATCGCCAAGGCGAATTCTCGCCATAGCCATACCTTCTTCAACGAAGGTCTGGTGGAAGCTGTCGCCGTAGTCATGGTTCTTCTTGGCGTACAGCTCATTGATCTCCTTGCAGATTTCTCCGTGACGGAGAACCTTGGGATTTACATTCTCAGACATGGTATCTAAACCTTTCTTTTCGAGATTTTAGAGGGAAACCATTGGCGAGGGAGAGCGGCTAAAAATTCGCCCTCCCTCGGCTCTGGTGTTTATCCCAAGAGAGAAGCCAAGTCCATAGAGGGCTTCTTGCCGGTCTGTGCGGGAGCGGCGGTCTTAGCCACGGGCGCAGGGGCGGCAGCGGGAGCGTCACCCTCGTCCCAACCATCAGACTGACGCTTATCTGCCAGACGAGCGAAAGTGACGGTCTTACCGGGCTTGTTCTTGTTCTCCTGAACCTCATGCTCAATGTCGCACTCGATGAAGCAACCAACGAGGTCTTCATGGTCGATCTCGGTCAGCTCAAAGTCATTGAGAGCGGTCTTGGCGAAGTAGCTGAATGCGTTGTAGGCACCCTCATTGGGAGAGCCATCGGCTTTCAGCAGGGAGAAACGCTCGATATGCTTGGAGCCGCCCTGAGTCTGCATGGTAACTTCCAGCTTGCCGAATTCCTCCTTGTACTTAACTGCGGTGATCTTGAAGGTATGAGTACCTTCGGGAATGAGGGAAAAGCCCTCGGTGAGTCCAATTTTAGCCATGGTGAATGTCCTCCTTAGATTTCATAATTGATGGGGAAGATGATACCTACCAACTCGTCATCATCGTCCGGCATAGCGGGGTACTGCTTGACCAACAGAGCCTTTGCTTCGGTCTGATCGGTGTCGAGGTTGTAGGAATACAGGATTTCGCAGAAGTCAGACTTCTCGATCAGCGTCCAGTCATCGTTGCTGATCTTGATGGACATGGTTTTGTCCTTCGTGGTGAAGACACGCACACAGTCCTTAATGCCGCCATCGGGGAAGGGCATGATTGCTTCGGTCAGCTCGGCATAATCGGTATGACCGATCTGGTTAATCATGTTGTCGATGGTCTTCGGCATATCCTGAATAGCGACAGAAGTGACGCTGCGGGTGCCGGTGGGAATGAGCATATACACGGACGGGGACGCAAGCCAGCGTTCACCCATGCCACGCTCATAAATCACGCCGCTCGAAGCGAGGGATTTTACAAACTTCTCAAACTTCATGGGTCAGTCCTCCTTGATGATTTTCGGGGTAATGCGGTAGCTGTCCTCGGTAGTGCTGTACTTCTCCAACACACCGTCAGCTTTCATAGCGTCCTTGTCGATCTTGACCGTAGAGGTACGGCTGACCTCCCAAGTGTAGGCGGCACCGGCGATAGACACCTTCTTGTCGCCCTCACGGAACCGAGAGATTGCGGACTTCTTAATCATATCAACCAAGGTCTTGTACCGCTTCTCGTCTTCCGCAATGGTGGCCTGAACGCTCTCGATGTGAGCTTTCAATTCCTCAGCTTCCTTTACCAGAGCAACCATGTCCGTTTCGGGGTTCAGATTGTTGGTGCGGAGGACTTTCAGAATGTCAGCGTCCTTCTTCTCGTCATAGGCGGGAGAAACGCCGGACTCCACATGATCGTGCCACCATTTCAGAGCGGGTTTCACATACCGCTTCTCGAAGTCAGGGTACCGCTCAGACACCTTGAAGGGGCGAGTGATCGTGTTGGTTCCCTTGCAGACAAACTTGGAGGGGTCGGCGTAATCACCGTCTTCCAAGAAGGAAGCCACCATGATTACATCGTCCACGCCGAGAAGGTACGCATAAAGAGCCGCTTGCAGGGCATAATACTCAGGAATATCCTCTGCCCAATCCTCCACACGCTTGGAGGTCTTCATTTCGAGAACCGTGGTGGGCTTGCCGTCCTTGTCATACAGAAGGTAGTCCCACATACCACCGAGAACCGCAATTTCGGGGAAGAAGTCACCCCAAGTGCGCTTGAAGTAATCGGCACCCCAAATATCGGTAGGAGTGACCAGATTGGTCATGAAGTAGGACTTCTTCATGTACTCGGCCTGTTTGGGTTCGATGATCTTACCGGCAATGGTGTAGATCGTGTCCTCAAAAGGCTTGGCGTAGGTGCGAGTGACTTCACACCAGACCTCGAAGGGGGTCTGCCAAGGGTTCAGACCGAGAATGGTAGCAAAGCGGGTGGCGGTCAGCTTCTTGGGCTTCTTCGGAGGGATAATCTGAATGCGGTTATTATCCAACCACTCCATATCTTAGCCCTCCTGCGTGTCGTAGGCGTTCAACATTTCACCCACACCGGCGATAAGCTGGTCACACACCTCAGCGGTGATCTTGGTGAAGCCCTCGGTCTTGACGGCAATGCTCTGAACGAAGGACTCCTGTTCAGCGTCCAGCTCCAACAGCTTTTTCAGGGCAGTTTTCAGGGCGGTGATCTGCTCGTCAGAAGCAGCACCATCAGGAGTAGCCGTCAGCTCTTTCTTAATCTCCTGACGCTTCTCAGGGGTCACAGGAGCCTTGCGGGTCTGCTTGGGTGCGGGAGCCGGAGCGTCTTCGCCGGTGTCCTTAGAACCAAGCGAAGCGTCAATGTTGTCGGCTTCGATAATGTCCAAAACGAGCTGCCACAGATAGCGGCGCATATAGGTGATAGAGCTGCCGAGAGCCTGCATTTCATTGGTGACGGCCTTGCCGCTGTTGGAGATGATCGGGGCGATCTGAGTGAAAGGAGCCTCAAATACAATGGGGTCTTCCTGCCGGTCATGGCAGTTATACACTCTGGCAATGGCGTATTCCTTGCCGAAGCTCGGAGCCATCAGAAGACCGACCTCACCGAAAATACTCTCAGCCACAGGTACAATGTCTTCCAGCTCGAAGTATTTGAATTCGAGCGAGATGTTCTTGCCGGTCTTCTTCACACCGGCATTCAGGAACTTTACACGGGCAATCTGCAATTTCTGCAACGCATTCATGCCGGTGTAGTCCATCGGGGTTTCCTTTTCCTTGGTAGCCATTTTGATTTCCTCCTTGATGTTTAACATTTTCCATCGGAACCTACGGTCAGCCGGTACTTTTCCTTCATCTTCCATTTGAAACCGAAGATCGTAGTCATGAACGGTATGACCGTCAGGTTTGAATGTGGTAGGGCTATCCTTGTCCCATTTCAGGAGCAACGCCCACAGATCAGGGTAATCTTTGCGGAGAAGACGGAGCTGGTCTACACCTTGATTGTGACAGAACCAACACCCCCCCCTTGCGCTGGTCGTATAGATGGGAGATAAGAGATCGTTTTCTTCGCATATCTGGCGGCAAAACGCTTCGTCCCACCCAATCTCCACAAGGGGCATTTTGAACCCCGGCTTTTGGTGTCTGGCTATTCGCTCAGGCTCGTCAGCCGCAATGCCGAGGTACTGCACAATATTTTTCTTCGCTCCTTGTGCAAGGGAGCTTTGGGAAAACTCTCCGTTTGAGGTCGCTGGTACACCACTGTCCCCTGATGATAGGGAAGCCGAGGATACGACCCGTCTTTGAGCTTCTTGCACCAGCTCCCGATTGTGAACGGGAACCCCAATGGCTCTGACTTTGAGCTTGGTGTTGCACCATGCTCCGATTGTGAATGGGAAGCCGGTATTCCCCCCCCATCAGTTTTCCGTTTGGGGACATGGTAGAACAGCTTTTCATAGGTCAGCTTCTCGCCGTTGCGAGTAGCACAGAGATGTTCCACCTCGATACCCCAACGCTCCTTGATGATTTTATCGGCCTTGGCCTTGAACTCAACCATCGGTGGAGGGTCGGCGGGAATGTCATCGGTAGCCCACACTTCGGCGTGAATGATACGATCTAAAGGCCAACCAAGCTGCTCAATGGCAAACAGGCAAGCCAGACTGTCCTTCCCGTAGCTCAGGGACAGCACATATTCTTCCATAGGCTATTCCTCGAACAGAGCCAGCAGCTTCCTCTTTGTGCTGTTTACCCTGCGAGTATTCCGCTTCGGGGGTTTCAGGCCGAGGAAGTCACGCACATACCTTTGAGCCAAACGGATATACCAGTCACGGTCTACAACCTCAATGGTCAGACTGTTGTCGTTGTCCACCACGCACTTTGCAGGAAGTCCCGCAATCTTCACGGGATTGCCGGTGCCAAGGTGGATTTTATACAGGGTTCCGTACCGATGATCGGAAGTGGCGTAGACTCGGTTGACCTTCTGCACCACGGTCATCTCTCCGTTGATCTCATGGAGAGCGTCACCGTATTTGCTTCCGGCCTTGGCAACCAACTGGAAGTCCAGTAGCCGATCACAGCCCATAATGGTTTCTTCCACGGGAACACCGTAGGCCAAATAATCCTTGACGGCCTTGGCAACCACACAGGCATTGTTATTGACATTGAATGCACCGGCAGGAGCTATGCCACGGACGAGGACACCGCCCTTGATTTTCGGCTCACCCTCGAAAGGCAGCTCCACATAATTGTTTACATCTTTCTGACAGATCATCTTTATCAGGTCTTCTTCCAACTCAAAGCCGGTACGGGTTTCCCATTCCTGAGTGATCTCCTGATACTTAGGAACATCGGAGTCATCAAGACTGACCATGATACCGTCTGTGTTGAGCTGAATAATTCTCAGCGTAGGACAATCCTGAGTGAGATGAACCGCCATTTCGAGCAACTGCAACTGACCGGAAATACAGACTGACCTTCCCATGAGCGGGTCGTAGAGGTCATTATATCGGTTCAGCATGGCACCGTAGGTGGTGTTCAGAACCAGTTTCAAGGCGTTGGCAATGTTCTTGTCACCGGCTTTCTTCGCCCTAACACGCCGCTCAATGGTAGCAGCGTACACATCGGGGGAAGGAATGTTCCGGCTACAATAGCCGTTCAAGATCATCTGGTGAGGGTAGTAGCTGGCAACATCTTTGTTGCGGATAGAACGGGTTTCGGTGGCTTCTTCTCGGTAACAAGGGATAGCTCCGTGAATGCCGCCGTAGGCAATCGTGCAAGGACAATCGCCCACCATAATTTCGAGCTTTTCCTTGAACACCACTTCGTCAGGAATACTCCTGTCTTTCAGGCGATCAAAGAATGCGAATACCTCCGGGGGAATATACTGCCGAAGCAGCTTAGGCGGGTACTGGTATTCACGCTCGTCATCGTGAGGTTGCTGTTCTGCGTCCAGATAGGCAGCGGTCAACTTGGCGTTAGTCATATACAGAGCCTTTTCTTCACGAATGCCCTTTTCTTGACCAAGGGTGCGTTTGCTGAACAGATAGCCTTGCCGCAGATCGTCCAATTTATCGGTAGCGTCAACATCGTGATCACAGTAGAACTCGACTTCTTCCTTTTCCGCTTCGGTCAGCGGACGGTCAATGTCGAAGGACACGGTTGTTTCACGAATGTCCATGCCAAGGTGAGCTTCAATCGCTTTCAGGGACAAACCCATCTGGCAATCGTCCATGAGATCATACTGGTCGAAGAAAATCCGGCTATCTCGCAGTACGGGGTGTTCCCACCCCTCATGCCCGTCCACGATGATAAAATCGTTGACTGCCTTGATTTCTTCGGGAGTGAAGTCACACAGGACAGCTTTCAGGATAAATTGGTCGTAGTGCTTATTGTTGAACCCCGCCAGTAGGGGTTCCTGCTTCATGAACTGCTTGACCGCTTCGTTATCATTCCAGATACGGGTGCGCTCCTGCGTCAGCTTGTTCTTGAAACAAAACAGCCAATCGTAGGCAAACACCTCGCAGTCAAAAATGTAGAGATTATCGGTCAGGGCGATCACCTTCCATTTCTAAACTGCCCCATTGCTCTGCCATAGCCTTAGCTATGCCGAGGAAGGTCTTGGAGCGGTCTTTGGAGTTATGAGCGCATTGCTTCGCTCCATAACTGTCCCCCCCCCAACTTGCGCCCGGTGCCGGACGGCACAAAGGGCTTCCATTGAGAAAGAACTTCGGTGTAAATCAGCTCTGGTAGATTTTTGAGCCATAGGTAAGTGAGCTTGCTCCACGGCTCTCCGAACTGATAGGGCTGAATTCGTTGGGTTTCTTTGGGGAGTCCGACCACCGTCAGCGGCCTTGGGTTTTCAACCGCAATCCTCTCACAATCCGCATTGAGAAAGCGTAGGAAGAACTCTTTGGCTTCCATAGCCTTTGCCAAGCGTACCTCGTCAATTTGTCCCTTCTTGGGGTACATACGACAGGCACCGGCATTGCTCATGTAGGTGCAAGGCGGGTGTGCGATTATCAAATCCCAACGGTCAATGTAATGAGCCTTACCGTCTTCGGTCTTAAAGATCAGGTGTCTTCCGAGTAACTTCAAAGCGTCACCTCTAATATGCCACTCAGGGTGTCCACCAGAGCATTCCTGAATATCACAGGAATACGCTTCATGACCGCACCGGCGAAACTCTATACATACGGCCTGACTTTCCTCACAGGCAATGAGAACTTGCATGGCAACCTCCTATTCCAAAAACCGACAACCGGCTTTACGGTAGGTGGTACACCGTTTCTTGTAGCTGCGGACGAGATACTGAATACCATCGTCTACATAATCATAGGTCACGGGGTCAGCCTTGCCCTCAAAGGTACGGGCAACTCGCCCTATACTCTGAGTAATCACGGCATAATCCTTCTGCGGAGTAACCAGAAACAAACGGTCAAGCCGGGGAATGTCCAAACCCTCTTTTGCGAGAGAATAGGTGGCGAACAGGTACCGCTTCTTACCGGTTCTCATGTCCTCCATAGCCTGTTCTCTGAGAGCCTTGGCCTTTTTCGAGGTCATCTTGCCGTCCACCATGACCGCTTGCTCTCGAAGCTCACGGGGAAGGTGGTTCATCAGATACTCCAAATGGTTCAACCGGTCAGAGAGAATGAGGTTGTAGTGATCTGCATTGGCAATCAGGTCAGCCACAATCTGCTTGTTCCGTCCAGTCTGCTCCACAAGGTAGTTAATCAGCTTGGCGTAGATGATCGTGCCGTCTGTGTCCAGAAACTCTCTGCTCAGGCCGACACGGGTAGGACGGGGGCGAATGCTCACCGTCATGATCTTTTCCGCTACGGCTTCCTCTGGCACCTTGTAGGCTATCTGACCAAGCAGAGCATAGGTGGCAGCAATCATGCCGTCTGCCCGATGAACCGTGGCTGACAGGCCGTATTTGTGCCTTGCCGCCAGAGAATTCAGCACCTTAGAGAACTGCGTGACTGAGGTAGGGGTACCGGCTACACGGTGACACTCGTCCACGATGACGCAATCCCAAGTGTCCTTGTACCTTTCGAGGTCGATGTTACACATGGTCTGCACCGTGGCAAAGGTCATGGCCTTGCCGATTTGCACCTTACCCTCGGTGATCGTGCCGGTCAGAGAAGCACTCATGTACTGCTCCGCTCGGCTCTTACTCTGCAATAGCAAATCCCTTGTGTGGGTCAGCCAGAGTGTTTTCAGGCCGAGTTTGGTAGCCAGAGCAATTCCCATCTGCGTCTTACCAGAACCCGCAGGGCTTTGGAGAATGCCGCAGTAGACCTTGCTGAGAGCTTCCACAGCTTTTTCCTGATAATCGTAGAGCGGTACTTCACAATCAAACTGGACGAGCTTAGGCCAGTCAAAGGACTTCGTGAAGAAGTCAAAGTAGGGGTCTGCAATCTCGTCCACAATCTTCAAGCACCCATAAGGGAGTACCAGCGTTTCACCGTCCCACTCCATCAGGGAGAAGGTCTTGGGGGTATTGCCGAGCCAAAGGTGCATACGGGCTTTCTTGGCGTACTCAGGATTGGCGATCACCAGATTTTTCTTGCACCAGTCCAGAAGGGCGGGTTCTGGCTTATCAATTCTGATCTGGTTGCCGAGGTCTATTCGCATTGCTCCACCCACTCTCTGAGGGGAATGCCATACTCTCTGATCTCAGAAGCGGAAAGAACCGTTTTCAGGTAGCCAAGGCTTTCCAATTTGGAAAAGGGAATGAAGTAGACTGCGGCATTGCTCATTTTCAGAGCGAACCACCCCTCACCGTTACCGGTTTCTCGCCAGAGAACCATAGCGGAAGACTGGTTTTCCTCAATCCGCTCCATCTTGAAAATGTCTTTGGCACAGGCTTTGCAGTCAATGGGGTGAGTCTTACCATTTCTGGAAGCTATCACATCGAAGGGCTGACCCTGACTGTTCTGTGCGAGGTTATGCGCCCAAAAGCCGTACCCCGCCAAGCTCAAACAGAGCTGCCGTTCAAAGCTGGTGCCATCTTTGCGGTTGGTGTTACTCACGGGTACCACCTTCCTCTCTGAGAAGACGGAAATACCGCAAAGCGTCAAACCCCATGTACTCGTCAATCAGGTACTCAAAATCCCTGACCGACATAAGGGTTTCGTTCTTCCCGTCTTTCAGGGTGATTACACGGGGATATTCCATAATTCCTCCTTCTTCGCCGCTCCTTGCGGAGCGGGATTTTACGGGATTTCGGATTAAACGCAGAAGCCGAAGGACACGCCAAAACTGCCGCTGGCGCCGTTATAGTTGGCGCCGCCGTAGCTGTAGACACTGCAGAAGGCGGCGGTGGTGCCGCTACCAGGAGAACGCTCCCATCTCCAATCCCGCTCACCGTTCTGCTTGCACTTTCCGTAGGGAGTGTTTTCCTCACGGTACCAGTCATACCAATGACCTTCGGCACCACCGGAGAACACCTTTCTGCCAAAGACTTCCTGCTCGGACAGAACAAACACACGATCAACAGTCTTGCCGAGAGGGGCATTCTCTGCACCGCTGGTACGGGTCAGCTTGACACAGGGCTTGATGACGGCTCTCAGGTCTTCGGGGAGCATGGAATTGAGGAAGCTGCCGTTCAGCATGGAACGCAGATAGGACTTCTCCCAACCGCCCTTGTTGGTAGAGGTTTCGTTCATGCAGAAGTCATCATTCAGGGTTTCCACGGACTCGAAGGTAATGGGAAGCAGATCACCGGTGTCGCTGTTGTCGTGGTTGAAGCCGATGATACGGACACCGATGGTGGTACCATCATTCAAGGTGATCTTCTTGGTGTCACCAAGGGCGAACACTCTGTCAGCCATGCCGGACTGAGCATACATAGCGATCTCGCTCCAAGAGCAATCGTCCAGTTTCAGCTTAGGCATGACGGGCATAGCCGCATTGATACGACCACAGGGGCAAACGGGAACCTGAGCGGTGGAAGCAATGACCTTCTGCTGGAACGCAATGGTCTGCTCCATCTTCTCGAATTCAGCGCAGAGCTGAGAAAGAGCTTTATTCATGAAAAAATCTCCTTTTCATTTGGTGAATTGTCTGATATAATCAGAGTGAGCTTTTACGCTTGCCGCCTTTCGGTCTGCTACACCGAGGGCGGCTTTCTTCATATTCGTCTTCATCGTAGGTGTAGGAGTAGTCATACCCACCGGCAAGCCGAGTGAAAATGTCCATACAGCCAAGTCCGATCAGGCAGCGGAAGAACCCCGCTCCAAGGCCGACCATATCCTGTTCCATAGCACCAACGGTGCCGAAGACGAAGAAAAAGGACAGGAATGCGAGAACTCCAAATACCTTTTTCATGTGACTGACCTCCATTCGTATTTCTTGCCATGTTTGGCTTCATACCAACTCTCGAATTCACGGCGGTTCTCTGCGTCCTTGAAGAACTCTCTGACCCGCTGTGCAAGGAGAAGACTGGCGGCTTTGGCCTGAGCCTGTTTCTCTGGAACGAAAATACTCATGTAACAGCCTGACCTCCATTCACACAGACACCTTCGTACCAATCGAGAATACGAAGGGACTCGCTCACGATCTCGTCCACCTTCTCGCCGTTGCGGGTGCCGTTGAGAATGGCACTCATGGTGGAACGGTCTGTAACGATACCTCGCTTACCGAGCATATTGATAAGCCAAGTGGAGGTCAGATTGTTCGTTCTCAGACGGAAGCGAATGCTCTCACGCTCGTTCATTTACTCACCCCTTTCCGTGTGGTATATGAACAATTTTTATTGACAGCAGATTTCTCCAATGATATACTCTAATTGCACTCAGAAAAAACCATTGGAGAAATAACCGCCGAAAAAATAAACCTTTTCGGGGGGTCGGTTTCGTGTTGTCAATTTTTCTTGTTCACATTAAGGAGTATATCCTACCTTCGTAGGATTGTCAATAGAAAATCCTAAAAAAGTAGGATAAAATTTTCGGGAGGTATATATGAACACAGATCGGATAAAGGCTCTGGCGAAAAAGCAGGGTAAAACTGTCACCTATATTTGTCAGCTCATAGGTCGCCCCAAATATTATCTGAATGATGTTGCCAAAGCCGCTGATCGAGAAATTCCAGAGGAAGACTTGAAGACTATTGCGATTAACCTCGAAACTACCGTAGAGTACCTAAAAGGCGAAACCGATGACCCTCGGTTCCATTTGTCTTCAATCGGCATGAAAACTCTCCCATACGAAAGCCACGGGACACGGCCTGTCTATGGACATACTTCTGCCGGGTTCGGCGTACTTGCGGAACAGGACATTTTAGGCCATGAAACGGTCAGTCCTGAGCATGACGGCGAGGAATTTTTCTGGCTCGAAGTAAACGGGGACAGTATGTCACCGGTTATCAACGATAAAGACCTTGTTCTGGTACAAAAAGAAATGCCGCTCGAAAGCGGCAGCTTAATGGTTATATTGGTTGACGATACCGAAGGGTTCATTAAGAAGATTGCCATAAATGAAGACACCGTAACGCTGCACTCCTTTAACCCGTATTACCCGCCTATGGTCTTTGGCGGCTCTGAGTTAGGTCGGCTTCGCTTTGTCGGTAAAGTGGTCGAGATGAAAAGGAAATTCTAATATGAAAAGAGATAAATTCCCCATTGATCTGTCCATGCTGACCAAAGAGGAAATTGACCAATTCAGGGAAGACCCGTCCACTCTCTACGAGGGTGACATTGATGTGTGTTTGTACCTACGGTTCAGCTCCGAGCGGCAGCGTGAACAATCCATCGAAGGGCAGCTCCGTGACTGCCGAGCATACTGTAAATTCAACCGGTACCGCATTGTCGCCATCTATGTAGATCGTGCGCTGACTGCCCGGAAAGATGTAGAGAAGCGTCTGCACTTCCAACAGATGATCTCGGACAGCGACAAGAAGCCATGGGAATATGTCGTGGTATGGAAGCTGGACAGATTTGCCCGTAACCGCACCGACAGCGCATTATTCAAATTCCGGCTCCGTAAGAACGGTGTGCGGGTCATGTCTGCCACCGAGAGCATTTCTGAGAAGCCGGAAGGTATCATTCTGGAAGCTGTCTTAGAGGGCATGGCTGAATTCTATTCCGCTGACCTTTCTCAGAAGATCACCCGTGGTATGAGGGAGTCTGCCTTGAAATGTCACAGTATCGGCGGTCATGTTCCCCTTGGCTACAAAATAGAAGATCACCGTCTGGTCATCGACCCTGCTACGGCACATATCGTCCAAGAAGCATTCCAACTCTACGCCAACGGAGAAACCGTGGCTGAGATTTGCCGTATCTTCAATGCCAAGGGCTACCGCACCGCCAAGGGTGTAGAATTCAACCGCAACAGCTTCAAGTCCATGTTCCGCAACGAAAGATACATCGGCATTTACACCTACAAGGACATTCGCATAGAAGACGGGGTTCCTGCCATCATTGACAAGGAGCTTTTCGATACGAATGTCCTTGTAGGTGTAAATGCCGATGTATCTTTCGTTGCGGAACATGGACTTGAAGCTGTTGCGGTTGAATTCTACAC